TTTTGGATTAGATCTCAATACTCAAGAACGAAACCGCCATTTTGCTAGGTTTGCAAAAACCTTCAAAAAGGCAACGATTGATATGAAGAACGCAAGTAATACTGTTGCGTTTATGATAGTCAAGTCGTTGTTCCCATACGATTGGTTCCAAGCTTTGTCTACTTTCCGTAGCAAAGCTGGTATCTGCCCATCTCTTGACGACCGTGAGGTCGAATATGAGATGTTTAGTAGTATGGGTAATGGTTTTACCTTCGAATTGGAATCGTTAATCTTTTTCGCCACGGCAATTTGCCAGGTGAAGAAAGACCAGAACTGTTCTTACAAGGAAGCTTTACGTCAAGTTGCAGTATTTGGGGATGATATCATCGTCCCACAAGATAGTGCGCTTAATGTAATAGAATCTTTGGAATTGTTCGGTTTTTCTACTAACCTTGAGAAATCCTTCCTTAAAGGAAATTTCTTCGAGAGTTGTGGAAGTGATTATTTTAATTGTGAAGATGTTCGGCCTTTTTATTTAAAGCGTCAACTGATCACAACGAGAGATTTGTACTTTTTTTGCAATTCCTTGTTGTTTAAGATAATAAAGAGTGAGTCCGGGTTTTTATGTCCGGCTTACATCTATATTATGAAAGTTATTTTGAATGGTAACTACCTACCTGGACCTCTTCATTTTAATGAGGACAAAAGTGGGTGGCAATCATCACATGACGATCTTGAAGCCTGTTTACGGGTTCCTCTTGAATTTGCTCAAAAGCATGGGAGTGTTAGGTTTAACACAAACTTGTTTTCATGGACTTATTCAAAGTACACACAAGCAGCTATTGAAGTACCTCTATCTTTAAGTAAGCAATATGCTGTGCAATCTGCACGGTATATGACCTTCTTAAGGGGTACGATTGGTGGAAAGGCGACTCTACGTGGAAACACGGAGACTGTGAAAAAACGAGCTACAACATCCCAATGGGATGGGCTCACAACCAACAAAACTAGATACCTTTTAACCGATATATTTGGTTAAGACTTATTAGATTTGTTATATGATAACAAAATTGTTATCATCCTATAGGGGTCCACGTAATTGAAGGTCCAGAAGCAATAGCTTCTCTCCTACTTCTCGTGGCCCATATCGGGTTATCAAGTTGCAAAAGCGCTTGATCTCCCGCGTAGGGGGATCAAAGTGCTT